ATTAAAGGTTCGAGTTAGACTGCTATAATATGAACCGGTCAAATTTGGGGTTAAAACATTTCTATTATTATCAATAAGATATTTAATATGAAAGTTGGATTTATTAATAAGTTCATAATTACTACCCCCCACCCAATCAAAATAAGCAAAATAAGTTTTATCAGACTCTACAGAAGAAGGAAAACCTTGGTTTCCTATGTTAAAATTTGGGGATGTGTTTTTACATCCTAAATATCTTGGATTAGCACTTTTTAATGTTGTATAATTTGACTGAGGAACTGTAGAGGGTGTTGCACTCCCTGTTCCTCTAGAAGCACTAATAATTACAGCAGAATTTACAGCTGTAATAGCGTTTGAGGAAAAATCAACATCATAGAATTTATCATTAGGTCTTGATATAATAGCATTATTGATTATTGGATTAAAATCTGAATTATTGTAATCTGCAGTGTCATTTATAAATGGATTAAGAATTACTGGGGAATTTGCGAAATTTGAACCTGTAACTGAGTTAATTAATGTATTATCGTTAATTTGGGTTGATTCATTGTAAGGTAATTCTATTCTATAAACGGTAGGAGTAAATTGGTGTATATCTAATATTGGGGTGGTAATGGCTTTTATATTATTTTGTAAAGGATTACTACTACTATACTGAATAGTAAAAGATATTGTATCTCCAGGATTTAAATTTCCTAAAGCAATATCTATATTATTATTTGATAGGTCATTTTTATTAATATAAAGAACATATACATATTCAGTTTGAAATAAAGGTCCAGCAGTCCAAAATATTGTTCCTGTTCCTGGGGTTCCGCTTAAGGATTCAGATGTATTGTAAAGTAATATTTGAGTAGATGGAGTTTTGTAAGGATTTAATGGGTTTAATTCTCCATTTTCAACTACTAAACTTGAACCACTAAATTCACCATTAAAGAATTCAACTGCATTACTTTGGGTAAATGGTACTGAACCACTTAAAGAAGGTGTACTACCTAACCAACTTTGGGTTAGATTTAACATTGGATTTAAAGGAGTACCATATTCTGCTGTATATGTTTGGCCATTACTTGCTGTTACAGCTCTAAGAGTATAATCAGGGATTAAATTAGGAGTAGTTCCCCCTGTAGAACCTGTTACCTTATATATTTCAATTGATGAACCAGTAATTGTTAAATCTTCTACTACAAAAGGAGTATCCCAATTACTTCCGCTCCCATAAAAAGCAATAGAAGAAGAAGGTGATAATTGTGGAACAGGATATTTATTTCTTTCTAAAGTTGTCTGTTTAATTACTAATCCTGAAGAAAGAGATGTTCTAGCTGGAACCCAATCTTGGATCATTTTAAATAAGGAATTATCAAAATATTTGATAAGTCTTATATAATCCCAAATGTTATAATTTCCTGTATATTTTTCAAAATAATAGTTTCTTAAACTATCTAAAGCAGGATATGATTCTGCAGATGAAGATACTAATCTTGGATCACCAATATATTCTCCAATATTAAAATATCCTAATTGTCCGGCAATATCATTATTTATTTCATTTTGAGGAGAAAATGCTACCTCAACATAATCTATATTTGGTGTATATGATCCACTTATGGGTACTTCTTGTTGTACTGAGATAAATGGTGATAATACTTGATTTGTTGGTAAATTAGTTTCTTTACTTCCACTATAGGGTAAAACTTCATTTTGTTGTCTAATTTTATTAGAAACTCTATTTTTTATTCCTGAGGGAAATTGGTTAGGGTAAATTATTTCTGTATTGTTTATGAAAATAGCAGATTGTGAAAAATTAAATATACTTGTATTATTACTAAATGATTGAGTAGTTATCCAAGAACCGGTAATTTTTGGATGGATTGAAAAAGAAGAAGTATATAATTCTCCCCCTAAAGTTGCTCTAAAAGCCAATACATCTGGAGCTGTGTTAATACCGTTTGCATCTATGGAATAGGGATACATTATATAATCTTCAAATGAAGATGTATTTAAATTTTCTGAATAAAATCTGTATTCTTGAAATGAACCTGAAAATATTTTTCCTAATGAACCTGAACCTAAATAAGCTGTTGAGCTTCCTGTCCAAGGAGTATCATCTCCATTTAAGGATGATGATGAAAAATAATTTACATAATTGGAATCAGTTCCTAAATAGTTTTTATTACCAGCATATAGAGTAAATATACTACCACTTCTATTAATTAAAACAGACCACCAATTTTCATCAAAGAAAGGAAGATAAATACTTGCAGAAGTAGATAATGATGAAGTATTAGGAATAAATTCTAATAAAGCAAATTCATTATATGGATTAGGAATTGAACCTGAGTATGAACCACTTGTGTACCCTGAACCAGTATATCTTAATATTAATTCGGAACCAGCATTACTTGACCATAAACTAAATGATATACTACCTGATGGAAAATTAGTTGGAATACCTCTAGTTTGAAATCTAAATTCTACAGCAGCGGGGACATTATTAGCACTGTTCCAATTTGAGTTTAATGAGAAAGAAGATGTTACATAATTTGCTCCTTCAGTATCAAAAGCATAATTATATTCATTAAACCAAAGATCATAATCATCTTCTACAATTTTATTTTGTCCACCAAATTCATTTACTTGTAAAATAGTATCAGGAATACCATAAAGAGTAATTAATGCTTTTAATCCTTCTGTGGTTCCTTTTTTCTTTAGAAGATAAGGTAAATTTGAATAAATACGTTTATATATTTCTGTATTTATATTTTCGGTGGGTACGATTGAACCTGTATTTGATGCGGTTATATACGTGTTTATATATTCATACCCCGCAGGTGATGGTAATGATCCGGTTGTATAAGGTAAATTATATAAACTACCTGAAGGAGTAAATCCTAGAATAGCTGAATATAAGTCATTAGTTGAAAAATTATTTTGATATATTTTAATACCCATATCTCTTAAGATATCAGCTATTACATCTTTTGATACACCATAATTTACACGGTTATCAGCATTGTATTTATTAGTAATATCTTGAGTATATAAAAATACGGTATCAAAATATTGACCAATCATTTCAATAAATAATTCATATTGAGAATTTGATGGATCATCTAAAAGATAACCGGGAATTGAATTAATTAAGGCATTATTATTTTGAATATCATATTCTTCAGCTACAGATGATTGAGATATAAACCAATTTGAACCTGAATTTGATGTAGTTAAATAGTTTGTGTATGGGGGAGTTGTGTTTGATTTAGGCCAAGATGTTGAACCTGATGAGTAATATAAATAATATTCATAATCGTCAAACCCAGTAATTATTTCATTTGTTTTAGATTGCCAAATTACATTACTCGAGGAGACATAATTATTTGTAGTAGTACCACTAGATAAACTAGAACTATATGTATATTCTTCAATTAAAGATAATTTATAATAAAAATTTTCTAAACGGGTTTGAGCTGAGGAAAAATGGATAAAATTAGAATAATCTGAATAATCAGTATTAATTTCAATACCTGTTTGAGCAAGTCTACTGTTTAATTGATATTGTAAACTTCCTGAACCTTGGGATTGGTTAGTTGAATCTAATTGGGATAAATTATTATAATCTGTTGAATTATTAATTTGATCCTTAATACTAATATTTAAATTAGGTCCCTTTAATTTAATAGTTTCATCAACTAAATCAAATATTTGAGTAATATTAATATTGTATGCTACAGAATTAGCAATTTGAGTAACAACCCAAACTTGAGAATTAATATCGAATTGGAGCGGAAGAGGTTCATATAATTTAATTAATACTGTTGGGTTATCAATACTTGAAGTATCTAATAAAATATTATTAGCAATTGCAAGTTGATTATCACCAAAATCTAAATAAAAATCATAATAACTTCCTGTAGAAGTTTGTATATTTGATGTTAATTCTAAAGAAGAAGAAATAACTAATTCATTAGGTATTGAAGTTGTATCTAATCTTACTTCGGTTCTATCAGAGCTTATTTGAGATATAAAATAAGGAAATGATGGGTTTGAAGCTAATTTAGGACTTACAAAATTATATAAAGTATTATATTGACCCTCGTCAAATCCTAAATTTTTTAAATCAGCTTCAGGATCTAGAATTAAATTATTATCAATTAATTTATAACCTCTATATCCATTGACATCACTATATATAATATTTTGATTTAAATCATATATAAAATATTCTATTTTATCTATAGAAGGATTAAAAGAGGTTTGAACCTCAATATTAGTAATAAGGGAAATATCATCTACAGAATATTCCTGTAATTCAAATGTATTTGGATCTATTGGATTTATATTAACTATTTCAGACATTATATGGTATTTCCAGGGGTTTGACTATCAATTAATTGTTGTTGTAAATCAATATTTTCTTGTCTTAGTTGGGTAACTTCATCAATTAAAGCTTGTATAGTATCATCATCAGCTTGATTACTTCCTATATAAGATTGTGAGGTCTTAATAAGATATTCATGGGAATTTATATCTCCAAATTTAGGAATCTGATAGAATATTTCTTGATAGTTATCAAAAAATTCTGCTACTGAGATGGAAGGTATAGATAAAGGGGATATAGGGGTAGGTTCAACTAATTGAGTAAAAGAAGTATCAATAACTCTTTCATATTGATTTTTACTGTATGTTGTTTTATTTAAAAATATTTGTTCAGCCATTATCCATTAATTATCTTAAAATAATACTGATCATCAAATACTTGAGTTGTTCCTCCTATTTCAGATTTAATTAATATAGAATAATATCTTTCAGGTTCTAAACCATTCATCCACAAATCAAAATAACTTGAAGTAGCATCCGCACTAATTTGGGTAAATGAATTATCAAAATCAATTACCATTTCATTAGTATCTAAGTCTTTGATAGCCCAATATGATGATGTTGGTAAATAATAATTATTAGTATAAACAGAACCAGTAGTCCATAATTGAATAGGATATTCAGGACGAATATTAATCCTAAATTTATTAAAACTTTGTGGATAAAAAGTTCCTGGATTTTGAGCTAGAGTAACAACTGCTGGTAAGGTATTCAATATTGTCTGTGTAGAAGATCCTGTATTGAATATGTAATCTCTCCAACTAAATTGTAAAGATGGAGGATAAATTGTATGAGTATCTCTTGAAAAATATTTTAATTCAGGTTGAACTTCTTGATCATATATAAATTCAATAGATTGTTTTAAAATAAATCCTTCGTTTGGTATAGATCCAGTAACCCAAGATTTTACAATATTACTAACATTTAAATTTAAATCTTTACTATCCCAATATCCAAAAGTTACAGAAGAACTAAATGGGTTTTGTGAGGGGATTGAGCTGGTGTAATACCAATTTCCACCCCCAGCTAATGCATATAATGTATTATAAGATGCAGTTACATTAGATGGAAAACCTGTTGTTATCCATTTACCTCCAACAGAACCAGAATATGTTCTCCATACCCAACTTGTACCATTTGTATTAATAGGACTATCTAAATACCTACCTGTACCCATATTCCATTCTCCATAAACAGGAAAACAATCAATTGTAGTATTTGATTGTAAACCAGTGGAAGTAGCAATAAAACATTGTAAATCAGCTTTCCAAGAACCACTATCAAATATATTTTGAGGTATTAAATCAATAACTTCAGTTATATCTGTATTTGAAAATTTTATTAAAAAACGGCTGGTTTGAGGATTAGGATCGGAATATGCAAAAGATGTTTCTGTTGCTTCTATAATTTCATCTAATCCTGTATTCATATTAGGGAATAAAGAATAGATTGTTGCATCTTTTTCAGGAAATATTTTATATACTGCCATTTTATTATTTCATATAATTTTTTCTAAACTCATATATCCCATTAATTTTTAAATAATTTAATATTGTGGGGATGGATATTTTATTTAATTTAGCTAGTTGATTTGTAGAATAAGTTTTATATTGTTCTTTAATTGTTTCTAAATTTAATTCATCAATTTTGCTTTTGGATTTTTTGCCTATTAAAGATTTACTTAAATTCTCTTTTCTTTGTTTATTAAATTTTACATTAGTTAAAGGATTAACATAATTTTTAATTTGATTAATTTTATCTTCTAACTTATATAATTCTTTTTCTCTTAACCATATATATCCTCCAGCTTGTTTAGTCAACCCCATAAGATGTCTATTTATATTTCCTTTATGTTGTTTTTCAGCATCTTTCAAACTAGACCAAATTGTAATTAATTTTCCATTTAAATCAAATTGATATATTTTTCTTTTTTTATTTTTAGAAATATTATTTTTAGTAATTTTACTTCTTTTAATATTAGCTTTTAACATTCCTTCACTAATTTTATCCTTAGTTTCTTGACTTAAATTACCACCGTTTCCATCAATTTTACAACACAAACTTGGGATTTCTAATACTTTATAAAATAATTTCCAATAGGTTTCACGTTGTATTAAATTTTCTACTTCACATTCCTCAATTATTTCAAATTTATGATTTTCAGGACCATATTTTTTAAGTGAATTATATAAACGAGTTTGACCTTTACAATTTAATGTTTTATAATTATCTTTCCAACGTTTTTTAATATCTACACTTTGACCAATATAAATTTTACCTGTTGGACTTGTTATTTTATATACACCTATCATTTTATCATAAATATATAAAAAAACTAAATGCTACAGACCCTCCCAGAAATATCTTGATTTGGATATTTTACTTCAAATATAGAAGGATCAAGTGATGGATAAACTACATTTCCTATTGTTGCTGCGTTTATATCATATGCATATGGTGAATATCCTATGTTT